GGGCCAAGAGTGGACGCAACGTTGTCTGCTAAAATATTAGCCCCAGTAATAATCTTATGTTGTAGTGATTCATTGTCGTCATAAGCTCGACTCATTAATACCTCTCAGTTGTGTAAATATTATATATCATTATAAGAAAAATGTCAATTTATTTATTCAGTATCTCTAACTTTTTCTGTGCCGGTTGCGATTGCCTCAGCATCATCCTTGGCATTCCCTGCAAGTGAATCATCTTGCAGACCACCAGCAACATATGCGTTGAGGTTGGAAGATAGATCTTTGAGGTCTCTGAAGATTACAAATATTTGATCATTAATAGCACCGATTGACTTATCGAGAGCATCTTGGATACCTTTGGCTCCAATCTCAATAGTTCCAACACTAAACTGATCACCATAAGGGAATAGGTTGTTTTGGTTTGAAATTCCACTAAGCTTATTTAATTGACCTTTAGTTAATTCAAATTGTTTCTTGTTTAAATAACCTTGTGATGTTTGAAGAGCCAAGTTATAAAGCTGTGGATCTTGCTTCAGGTTTTCAAGGGCCTGCAATGACTTTTTAACAGGCATAAATTTCAACTCTTTAAACTTTTCTGCTCTTGCTGAACCTTTTGAGCCTGCCCTCTTGCGGGCTTCGATCGCTTTGGCATATGCGGTATCTATTGCGCTACTAGCAACTTCTAATTCTTCTGGCTCTAGAGTCATTTGGCCAAGCATTTGCTTTTTCAAACCAGCGGGAAAATTTATATAACTAAAACGCTTGTTATTGCTTGTAAAAGTATATTCATCCATATTAACAACGTTTGCTAGTTCTGCTTCGAGATTCATTTTAGCAGGATCAAGGCCAGCCTTTCTAGCTAACTCATTTGCTGTATTAATGAATAATTGAACAACCGGCTGCAAATTCACAAAGGTGGCAGCAGGAAGTGTTAAGAAGTCTTCTAGTCCACCGGGTCCAGTTTGTTGAAGTTGTGTGCGAAGATCCTCGATTGATTCAGTAAATTTTGTTGGTATCTTTAATAGCTCAAGTTCTTTTGGGTTCAGCCCTAAAATCTCAATAAAATTATCTCTTGTGAAGTTGAAAGCAAAGAAGTTCAATTTACCCTCTTGTTCAAGACCTGAGCCCTGAAGATCCTTTGTTACCACGACATACTCCATAAAGCCAGCATCAATCTCACCTCGACCTGTCAGGTCATCAACTAATTGTTTGAAAGATCCACCAACCTTCAAGGCTCCCTCTTTATAGAGCTTTAGAGATATGGGTCGGTCACCCTTATTGATCACAATATCAGCGATGGTACCGGCACCACCAGCAGGAATTTGTTTACCAGACTCTGCATCTAACAAAACAGCCAAGAATGACTCAAAAGCAAAGCCGGCAGAGGATGCATTGAAGTTAGTGATAATGTTAGTTAATGTCTTATAAAATACAAGGTTTGAGATTACAGAACTAATTTGTTTTCCGGGTGTTTCGCCTTGTGATTCAGGTATAGGGTTTTGGTAATATGCATTTAATGCTTGTATCTTTGCATTCAAATCACCACCGGGGGCAATATTGTTAAGATATTGTGCCAAATCTTGCCCAGCAGATGTGCGAACTTCACCACCACCACCTTCAGGGGTTGTCAATGAGCCCCACCCGATCTCCGTGATAGGAAGCGTTGGGATCAGATCTATGGTTAGTTTGCTCTGCTTTTCGCGTTCTAGTATGACAGCTTTATCATAGATTACCTTTGAAACACTATCAATAATATTTTCTAGTTCATTTAGTCGGGAGACATTCTTTGTTTTTTCCCGCACCTCGATAAACATATCTTTTAAATAATCTGACACTTTCAACTCCTTAAATAATAATGTCTGCGATTCCTAGTTCAACCGCCTCTTCTGCAGTTAAATAAACATTAACTTTTTTCTCCAGAAGCTTTTTTAAATCTTTCTTAGTTAAATTGGTTTCTGCTATTAGTGCATCACTATACATTTTTTGTATCTGCTCAATTGCATCCATCTCGTTTATAAGATTGTGAAGGGGGCCATGGCTACCACCAATAACAGAGTGAACCATTACTCTGCAGTTTTTGCCGATGCAGCGCTTGCCCTTGGTTCCTGATGCCAACAACAAAACACCCGCTGACATTACCTTGCCCAAGCCAACTGTGTGTATCTCAGTGCGCTCTCTTATGACCCTCATAACATCGTACATACCAAACATGTCATCCGCGGAACCACCATAAGTTGAAATATAGAATTCAACAGGCTTGCTTTCCTCAGAAATTCTATTAATTTCATCCATGTAAATCAGAGCGTGAATTAGCTCAGCTATCTTGTCATCTGAAACGTCGGAAAATAATCCAATGACTCTCAGATCTGGTTGCGGTGGTTGAGACAAAATCCTTTCAAGCTCCTCATTAAGTTGCTTTTGTTCTGACTCACTAATTTTGTTTTTCCCATTGATGCGATCAAGTATCTTGCCTATCATTTTCAATCCTCCAGAATTTGTATGCTTCTTCTCGATGGACAATAAGGTATTTCATAGCCGACTCCCAGTCGTTAAATCCTATGACATCTCTGAACGTATCAGGTGTGTTTTCTAAAACCCAACTAATGCTCCTTTTTTGAAAGCCTGCTCTTTCCTTATTAATATTATCTTGAAAATTGTTAATTACTTTTTCTTCTTTATTAGATTCTTTAAGTTTTATCAACATAACTTCCTCGGCAATTTTGTACTTTTCCATCGCCTTTGCCATCATCAATAAGTAGATGACTCGACTTGATTTCATTAGTTTTAATGAAACTCTTGTTGCATTAAGAAAGTAAAACGTTTGACATGTTATGTAACCAAATACGAAAACAAGCAAATATAACCACCAAGGATCCACATGACTCCTAAAAAAATAACCACTAGTAAATACTAATGGTTATTATAATGACTCTTTAAAGTTTTGTCAACTATTTTGATGTTAATCTGTTTAATATTCTTTCTGCAAGCTGATCTACCATCTCTGCTTTATTTTGTTTATCTTGTAAACGAGCAGCAACACGGCGTGCAACTTCGTTAACGATATCTTCTTCTTCCATCATAGGACCACGCTTGTAGCCGCCACCCATACCGGGGGGATCATCGTCACCCATCATATCATCGTCATCGTCATCCATACCGGGCATGCCATCGTCATCGTCATCGTCATCCATACCGGGCATATCATCGTCATCGTCATCCATATCGACTTCTACCTCGTCGTCTAATACGTCTTCAAGTGCCGATTCAAGTGCACCCATGAAGTCATCAATAGACACCATCTTACCACCACCAGCATCGGGGGCAGCGCCCATGTCTGGAGCAGCAGCCATGTCGGGTGGATCATCATCACCGCCCATTTCCATGTCCACCTCCATTTCTTCAGATGTTACACCGGCTTCGCCAGCACCATCATCATCTTCGCGGTCTTCACCTTCATCGACGGTGTCTTCATCACCGTACATCTCTTTAATTCTATCGTCACCGATTGGTCTGAGTTCAGCAAGCTTCATGAAGCTACGAAGTTCCGCTTCGGTTAAAAGTGTTTTACGAGCCATTTTAGTTCTCCTTTAAAATTTGTAAATTTACAATTTTGGCATCAAAATAAGTCAATAATAAATAGTCTTGTTTTTTACAAAACCAAATAAAATTACCAGTCTATCCCCAACCTGCGGATTCTGGTAAGGGCTTTTTGTTCAATTTGCTTGACTCTGGCAAATGAAATTCCCAATCTCTCCCCTATCTCTCTAAGAGTCATCGAATCATTCTCATTGATAGATATAAGTGAACAATTTTTTTCATCTGGATAATCAATCCACATCCTACAATCTTTTATAGGGCAACCAATTTCAAGTTCAATACATTTTCTTGAACATGGCCTGAGTCCATCAAAGCTGCTCATAAATCTGGATGTTCCTCGGCTATTAAATCAAATATATCTTCAATCTGATCATTTGAAAAACCTGTTGCTGACATTAAATCTTTCCCCTCTTTACGAAGTTTATTAGATTTTGTTTTTTTGCTCTTAGACTGCGGTTTAATATCATCAAAATAACTAACTATTCTATCATCCTGATTGATGTATCCTGTAATTAAGGCCCTAAAAAATTGTGATTGTTTCATTCCATCGGTTCTGAGTCTAACAAGAAGTTGTGCATGTCGATGGTCTGTGTCCGTAAAGACGATTCTCTTATCGTTTCTGCCGTATTTTAATTCTTCACTCACCACTTTCTTCCTAAAATATGT